AGTGCCATCGGTTTGCAAATACTTATTTGCTTGCCCTGTTTGCACTGGCAACAAAGCATTTAAACCGGTGTTGGCAGTAGTTTGACCCGTGCCGCCGTTAACAATGGGTAGCGTGCCGGTGATGTCAGCGGTAGAAATGTCGAGCAAATCCCAAGCGGTCGTAGTGCCATCGGTTTTAAGGTACTTGCCTGTATTGCCGGTTTGCGATGGGGCTAGGGCGTTAAACCCTGCATTGGCTGTAACTTGCCCTGTACCGCCTAAGTTAACGGGAACTGTTGACAAACTAATTGTGGAAGCGTTAACAACAATCGGTGACTGTCCTACATACGCAATCGTTCCAACGGGTCCTACTGTTTCCGTTGTGCCATCAGAAAACGTAAATACAAGATATATTGAACCACTACTTTCGACAATATCAACATCCGTTACGCTACGACCCGCGACACCGCGGTCAATACGAACAATAAGGTTGTTTCCGTCAACAACGACAACTTTTTGTATAGCCATTTTTTACCCCTTAAAGAACAGTCACACCATCCGAACGAACCAAGAACATCAAGAAAATGATGTCATCTTCGGCGGGCGTTGGGGAAGCGGCGGCAAATGCAAGTTTAATTTTTCCTGTGAAACATACAGGGTTTTGTTCGTCAATTTTTAACTGTGGGTCAGAGTTAATCAAACCCCAAGCCGTATCGTCAATAACCAGAGTAAATGAACCGGCGGCATTAACCTTGTTGGCAATCGTTAAGTTGATAGGTGTAGGAACTGTTGCGTAATTGGCAACGTCAAACGATAACCCATTACGGGTATCCACTAGGTTTGAAATCTGCCTACGAGCAATGTCCGCCGTAATAGTTGCAGTGGTCAAATTTACGGGTTCGCCGGCAACATCAAGAATCGTCAGATTCCAATACCATCGTTGGTTATAAACCAACTCGCCAGTAATCAGTGGGTTGTCAAAGCCGCTAACTTGCGTTATGACATTTTTGGAAAAGAGCGCCATTGTTGCGTTCCCTATACATAGGTGGAACATCCGCGTACTCGCGGGGGAATGTGTCTTGTCTTTTGTATATTCTAACCTCCCAAATAAATACAAGCAATCTGCTGTATGTCAGTTGGGCTAGAAAAAGTTATTGCCTGACGGGATTTTGCAACTGTAATAGAACGAACAAAATCATCCGCTTGTTTCATACCTTTGCCAGCAATGGAACTTGTAACAATTAAATCGCCAATTTCAATGTCACCGCCTTCTCCACATACATTTATCAGCCCTTCACCCAAAGCATTTATATGAATTACTTTTTGCCCCGCAGGGATGGGGTAATACATCGGGTTATAAACGGGCGGGGGGTTTGGTACGGGTGTTCCTGTAGCGGGGTCAACTTCGCCTGTGTTTTGATATTCATCCCAATCACTTGGCGGCACATCAAAAACTTCAATGCAAACGCCAATTACACCTTTTTGATTTGCCGTTGAACTTTTTTTGTAAAGCATAACAATGTTTGATACATCTAACACCGCTTCAACTTGGTAATCAACAACAATGTCACCAACAATCGGGGTTTCGGTTGTTTCAATTAATCCATCGTGAACGCCAGTAAACGGCAAGTACCCGCCCGCAGAATAAAATGAACCTAATGTTGATTCAGCAGAATAACTACCATTGTTCAAAAATATTTCATTAAGTAGCGTTACGCCAGTTGTGTCGTATCTTCTACCAACATAACCTGATGAAGTTGTAGTATTTGCAATAAATGCTTCTGCAATTCTTGCGGATGCCGTAGCACCGTAATACGCAAAATAACCCGCGTTGTCCTGTCCGTTTAACGTAGTTGAATTAAATGGAACTAATGCAATATTTCCAACTGTTCCAATGCTTCGGTTATATCGACCATTGCCCGCAAATGTATTTGTTCCAAGAGAAAAAGCGGTATAAAAAGAGTTGTAATTTAAATCATAAGTTGCGAACGCCGCAATTGCTGACGCACCACTTGAATAAGTAACTGCACCCAATGCCGCCGCCGTATTTACTGACGGGGTTTCTTGGAACACCATTAAACCAAATCGACCATTTGTAGTAGATTCAAAACCACCAACGCCTGTAAACCCATTAAGAACTACGCCCGCATTACCAAGTTGGAAAACACCTCCGTTTAATGTGCTAGTTGTTCCTGATGTAATTTTGTCAACCGTCAAACTGTTTGCGGTAATTGCACCGCCATCAATAAACGTAGTGGTTGTGCCGCCTGACCCAACAGAATTTGCAAGGTTGGTAAAAGTAACCAAACCATTTAAATTTTGCCAAGTAAATACCGTACTAATGGTTTCGCTGTATGAGCCGCCAAAAGTGTTTTCTTGAAACACAACAAGAACCGCCCAATATTTATTGTTAGCAGATGTTGTTGAAACCGCGCTTGGGCTAAATGTTGTAGCCCATCCGCTTGCAGTTGTGGTTGCGGTTTGCGTTGAAAAGTTATACTCAACTTCGGATGTTGTTGGTGCGGTTGGCGCGGTTGATTGCCCCGTATTGTAGAAAAAATATACTTGTGCATTACGAGGACCCGTACTTCCGCTACTGCCATCATCAACAACCGCCATTGTGATGCTTCTTGTAATTGCACTTGTTAAATTACTTCCATTAACAACCAAAGACGCGGTAACATTTGATACGCCGGAATCGGGCGTAATTGTAATTGTCGAAGCAGAACCAGTTGTAGGCGTTGCGTCTGTAATTGTCCATGCGTATGTTGGCGATGTAACGTTTTGTGTAACAGCCGTAAGCGTAGCCGTAGATGGCGTAACAGTGCCACCGCTTGACCGTGAAAATACTGTTAACCCAGATATGTCAACAAAAGGACCCGCCGCACCCGCGCCCGCTACAGGAGTCCAAACAAACGATGCGCTGATTGGGCTGAGAGTCGATGTGGTTATATCGTTGCCAACTAAATAAGCAAAATAATACGTACCCGTATCAAGCGTTAAATTTGTGTATGTGTAATTAGTGTTGTTTGTAATTGGTTGATTGTTAGCGGTTGATGCGCTTGTTAACAATTGCCAATCACTAGAAACTGGCGTTGGACTTGTTGTAAAAAACAAATTGGTAAATGTTACGCGACCCGTTGTTGGTATAAAAACTGTGACGCTAAAATTTGGAACTACTGCTGATGGATATCCCACAACAGTTGGCGCGGACAAAGGCGAAAAATAAATAGGTGATGCCAACCCGCTATTGGGTGCGGGTGTAAATTGCGTAATGTCAAAGTCATCATAAACTTGTGCGTTGTATTCAACAATTTCAAGTCGCGCACCTAATGACCCGTCAGGCAACGATGCTTCGTTTACTTTCATTACTCGGAATAATTTAGCGTTCCATCCGTAATCGGCATTGGTGACGCTAATAACATTACCCGCATCCACTTGAATGCCGTAATACGATGTATTAAATGAAACAAGCAAATCCTCGCGGGCTTGTTCTAACAAACGATTGGCAAGGTATTGCGCTTGTACCGAATCGTTTACTAAATCGTATGTAATGGAATATTTGTTAACTGGCTCATTAGGGTACAGCAACCCAACAGGCGTTTGTATGTTGACAAATGACGCTTGGTCACGATTGGATTTAAACGGAAAGCGAGCCTCAACTTGATTTATTGACGATGTAATATCTGTCGCACTAACGCGAATGTCGCCAATAATATTATTATCCGTAAACGCGTATGCTGTAGATTCTGCCTTGTTCATTACGACAGACCATTGACCAAGTGCCGCGTTATAGGTCATCCAAGAATCGCAAGCCGACATGATGCGGTCTAAGTTAGACAGCACTGTTTGACCCGCGTCTAATACGCCATTGATTCTGTATCGCGCTTGTGTAACCGGTGAACCACCACCGGCGGGTGTGTAAGTAATTGTGGCATCCGAATAAACATTAAGCGCAGTTGCACTTGCTGTGTCAACATTGCTTGCAGTAAAAGAACCATCAGGCAACCAACCAATTGCACCACCATAAGATTTGTTTGTAACGTAATCAAGCCACACATCTCCCGGTTTTGCAACGCTTGCTCCATTTGGATAATGGCTTACGCTAAATGTAATAGGCTGTAATTGTGTGGTGTCAGCATCTCGGTTGTAAACCAATTTGACAATGGCAAAACCCAAGTTATTCATCTGCCTATTAGTCGCAGGCCATCTTTGCCCAACAGCAATGTCTGAACCGCCCATTACGGTACTCGGAGCCGATGCGCCGTTTGCCGATGTAATTACCCCTGCATTGGATGATTTATACAAACTGATGTACAAATTGCCGCTAATTTTTGTGTCAACGTTACCCGCCTCATCCGTCAAACTAATTACTTTAGTTAAATCGCTACCATCAAATGTAATCAAGCGGTCGCCGTAATACATTTTTGTGGTGTCGTAATTGAACACACCAGCCGCAGTTCCTAGCGTTGCGTTTGCTTCGCTTATGCTAGAGATTGCCAAAACGTAATACATTGTTTTTTGGTCAGTTGTTAGCACCGCATCTACAAACGTGCCGCCCATATAGGCATCACCGTACACAATAGGTATTGCGTTAACCGAACTAGGCGGCACTTGCTGACGCACACCCATGTCTTGTTGCGATTCGGGATTGTCAGCAAAAATGCGGGTAACAATTAGCGATACAGCAAAATTAACGGCAAACGTAGCATAAGCAAGTGTCATGCCTGTTGCTGTTGCTAAATATTGTGCGCCCGCCGCAATAAGTGTCGCTACCATTTTTATTCCCTAACGAAAGTTGCGCCAAGTGGTTTATACCCTCGTCGCGTGTAATCAATCAAAGGACCTTGTGCCGAGATTGATGTGCAAACAAAATCCACATCGCCCGCTTTTAACATCGCTTGCGCACGTTCATCAAACGCTTTCCACAATCTACCACCAACTGTCCCATTTCTATGCTCGGGTTCAACCCACCAAAGCAATTCGTTTAATTCTTTTATTTTGGGCGACCAAATGTTTGCAGTTTTATAAGCAACAATTGCACCGCGTAAATTGGAATCGATGTAAATAAAACCACGACCGCTAATAATTTCAAACAAAAGTTGCTCAACATACCGAGGAAAATGGTTACAAGAATCACCAAGTTTTTTAATAGGGTTTTCATAAGCATAGGCTTCCACAATTTCAAGCAATCTTGGTATGTCATATTTTGTTGCGTGTCTTATCATTTTTTAACCATCCCCACCACCATCTC